ATCAGCTGCTGATGAAAAAGAAGTCGTTGACGAAATGATGGTGGAGCTCGAAGAAGCTAACCAGCTGGTCAAAGATAGATCCAACGCGCTGGCCAGAAAGAGAAGGTCGGCTCAAGATTAGTTAGGGGTTTGCTGTAGATGAAATTGGGAAGTACCCAAATTCATTTACATCGTTTGCATCCCATATCAAGTCTTTAACTTTAACTTTTTGGCTTATAACTTCTCCAGCTTCGTCTCCTCGACTGCCATAGCCACTTAATCCATGTAGCTCTGCATATTTAGGGGAGAGAGTAACAAAATCTCCTTCATTAATATTTTTTATACCTTTAGGTACTGCTCTATAGATTGTTACTTCTGCCTCTGGGTTGCCCCTTGCTTTTGTAATTGCGTTATAACTTTCTGTGTTTGCTAATCCATATTCATCATCTGCAAATCTTTTTCCCGGTGCATATATTCTTTGCCCTTGAGAAGAATAAAAATCATCAGGATAGCCAGCCTGATTTCCAGATATGTCTTTTGTTAAATCATCCAACCTAATGGCATCTGGCTCTAATCCTCTTGCTTGATGTTGCATTCTATAAGATGTATCTGGCTTGAGTGCAGCTATACCTTTGTCTGCATCTATAACATTTACTTGGCTTGGGTTGTTGGTCTTGGGTAGGTTATCAGCTCCGTAGTATTCGATGTCGTTATAAAGTTTTATCTCGTTCCCACCTTCATTAATAGTTCTAAAGCTGTTGGGGTTGTCTAATTTAACCAGAACATCGTTGTCCACAATAGAGGCCTTGCCGTTTATTATTGATTTGACACCGTAACCCTGTGGATCAACAAAAACATTTTGTTTCATTGGATTAAAACCAAGCGTTAAGTCTGGTTCAAATATGTCCAAGTCATCGTAGATACCACGCACAGAGGCCATTGGAAACTTAGGCTTGGTTTTGCTGGCAATAGAGTCTCTGGCCTTTTGATTAACCTTGAGCTCTATTGGTACGCCATTAGACTTGACCGTAACGGCTGGGTCATAGCTCAACGCTGTGCCTGTACCGATATTTGATTCTGAGTCGCTGATCTTTCCGCTCTTTAAGGTTTTTACATCATGTATGGTTTGAGCTTTGAATTTTGCTAAATCAGGGTCATCAAAAGAACTATTGAGGTTTTTGCGTACATCTATAATCTTGCCCTTTTCTACATTCGTGGGAGTAACCATTTTTTGTGTAGCTTCTTGGGTACCCGCTGTTGCTTTGCCTTGATTGATAAGATCTTGTGCTTTTTGTACTTTAAGTGAAGTAATGCCACCCTTACCAGCACTAGATATTGTTTTTGCTACGGCAGCCATCGCTGCTGGAAATTTTAACAAACTCCCTATCGTTGGTCCCGCAGCTGCGCCTATGAATGGTGCTGCATAAGTTGCATCTCCAAGAACTCCTAGTGCTTGTGCTCCAGCCATACCGTAACCGCCGAGGCCTCCGCTTTCGATGTTCTCAAGAATAGAAAGATTTGGTGGATTAGAAAAAGCTTCACTAAACGGTTGGTCTTTGGGTCCCATAGATGAATACTGACCTTTCGCATCTAAGAGAGCAGCTCCGGGAGCAAACATACCAGAAAAGTTTGCCATTTGTCCCGCGCTTGGAGTGTACTCCATAGAAAGATCTTGAGTTCGCCTAGCGCGATCTGTGTTTTCTCTTACTGCTTGTTCTATGAGATCTCTTAAAGACATCGTGCAAGTTTATCACCTAAAGCAAGGACCCGTAAACCAAACAGAGAATGTATCGCTAAGAGAAAATATCTATATCGTTTACTGCACCACCAGTGGCAAATTTTTTGCCAAACTCAATTCTGTACTCTGGACTGCCTTGAGAATCAAATCGCGCTCCAGCATCAACAAACGTATCCCTTTGCGGCTGGTATCGTACCCCTAAGTCGCCAGTGGCTCTGCCACGCTCGTCTATGTTAGCTCCCATCCTAAAATTAGTATTATTAGCTATGGGCATGTCTGGGATGCTGTAATTCAAGTTGGCCCGCGATTGTGGTCCTAGACTGGCATCGAAACCAAGTCTACCGCTGTCTCCTAGCGGCATCGATCTTGAAATATTGTACTCAGGTGCTTCGCCTCTTAACAAAGTTTGTTTGAGGGCGTTGGGTATTCTTAATTGTTCTAGGATCTTGGGCAAGGTGAAATTCATTGCTACTTCTTCTGTCGGAAGGTTATTTTTGATGTCGTTTTGTATACCTACGTCTAAACCAGACAGCTCAAGTGCTTTGTCTGTGCCTAGTCTTTTGATAGCGTCAAGTAGCGGCATGCCTTGCAATAGGTTGCTTTGGAAGCCAGAGTAGTCTGACTCTTGCTCTGTAAATTTCAACTCACCCAAAATATTGGACTTTCTTGGTATGTTTAGATCTTCAATTCCAGCCATCTTCTTCTTTCTGTTTATAAATACTCCAGTTCGACTTTATCACATTTAACCAGTCGTCCATAGACATGATGGCCATTTTTTGATTGTCTACCTCCCATTCGGGATTTACTGCGTGTAAGGGTATGGCCACTCTTGTAGGAACGCGATTGAACTTAAAAATCAGGACGGGTATGGTACCTTCGTTGTCTGCCGAATCGCACACTTGCCTCCACCATTCTGGTTTGAGCCAGTTGCCCTCTTTGTAGTGCTTGCACTCGACAGAGTGAAACGGGATGTTGATGTCGGATTGGCCAGCGGTTTGGTATTGATCTAGGTTGCGCTTACAGGTTACATCAAAATTATTTTGCAAAAAAAATTCGTTTAGGATTCCTACGACCTTTCTTTCGTAACTTGCCCCCTTGGTTCGCGAATTAATCGGCATCGTCAGGAAATTTCCAATCCAACTTTTTTTGTATACATGTGCAAACTATACCAGATGAAAAGGGCGATGAGTTTTTTTCGTTATCGAGTGTGGCTAACTTAGTTATATTTACCTCGGCCACGGCCAAACCAATATATGGGTGTATGGGGTCAAAAAAAAGGCTCCAGCTGGGCAAAAACTGAGCTCTAGGGACTCCAATGTTACTGTTGTGAGCACACCGTATTCTTTAGTGTACATATCTGCATGTTAATATACACGCGTAAGTCATTGATTTCATTAGCTTTTTTGCTAATTTCTGAATTTTTCTGTTTTTTTCAGGGCCCACCGGGGAAGAGGCCTAAAACTAAGTTACCTACCTTATTTATCTGTAGGTGAGTAGTCGTCCACCTCTGCTCCTAAAAGCTTGGACAATCGTTCTTTGATGTCGTCCTTGCTCATCTGATCTACAGACGCATTGATGTTAATGTTCTGGGATCTATTGATGGATAAACCAGCTAATTGATTGAGCTCTTTGATGGCTGACACAGCTGCATTGAGCTGTCCATTCTCATACGCTTGCTCTGTTATCTTCCACAGCATACTGCCAGTCTTGGCTGGCGTGATGGCATACTTCTCCCTCAGTTCGTCTTGCTTAATCCTTATAGCCTTAACCACATTCGGATAGTCCTTACCATTCAGGAACTTGTTGGCAGCTTGTGCTGGGAACTCGAAGCCAGCCTTTCGTGCTGCTTCTGTCTGGCCACACGCACCTTCGGTGTAATGCCACACGAATGATGACTGCATCTCAGTCAGTCCATGCTCGTCATCCTTCTCGAATTGTGTAGGTGTATTAACCAACTTCTCTTTAGGTTTTCTTGGTCTTCCTTTCGTTGCCATGTTATTCCTCTATGAATGCCATATACTTTCCATCGTCTATTTTTATTATGGCTATTACGTTTTGTTGCTTCAACTTTCTTATCACACCTGAGTAGTTCTTAACCGATAATATAACAGCTTTGATGTCATATCTTTCATCGCTGGTTTGTATTGTAATCGATTCTAGTTTACTCATCGTTATCCTCATACAGTGTAAGGGGGCAGTGTATAGCACTCAAACTCTTTCTTATGGTGTTCTCTCCCATTTGTACTGTAACCATGATTAATAGTTATATATATAATATAGATACACTAATACACTAATAGTAGTAATAGCCTTATAAATAAAGGAAAGTTCGACAGGGTAGCATTTTTCTACTATACCCTGTTCAGTGTACTCACCCCACCCTACTCTACTCATATACATACATTGCTCCACATTACCACACACACGCTCTCTCTCAACACCTCGCCACACAGGGTAGGCTACCCTACTTCCGCCTTATTCTTACACTCAGGCTGGCTCTGATTCCATGGTCATTCAAGACCTGTTTCAGCTCCGCTAATGCTAAATCACCCTCTCGTCTGACGACCTCACCAGCCTGTACAGTAAGAACGTGCATGTAGTCTTTGTTCTGATTATCAGGCAACGACACCATGACCTCTGACTCACACCCCGGACAATGTAAGTTCGTGTCCATGACGTAACCGTCATCATCACTGTCGTGATCTCCACGCCATATTAATTTCTCACTGCAATGCCAACACCTCATATCATCTCCTCTTATCTCTTAGTAACCACCAATCTTGTAGTGCAACTATCATTTTGTGCACCGCGAGTAATGGCATAAGGACCGCGACTGTGACTAGGCCTACGCCCATCATTGTTATGAACAACCACACAGTCATAAATTCTTTTATTGTTTTAATCATCTCCAAACCGCGCATTGAAACCGCCTGACTCTTCGACAGCGGTATAGTTAATATCATAGACGTTCTTGCCATTGGTCCTTCGCTTCTCTACACCGCGTTCATGTAAGACCCTAGCAGCTTCTTTAAAGTCTGGCATCCTCGGTGCTTTGATGCCCATGTCTCTTAATAGCTTAGTCATCTGTACAGGCTTAGTGAACTCACTATCGAAGTCCACATGCTCCAGCAGTAGATCTTCTACACTGGATTGTGTGCGGTACATTTCATTCGATTCGTTCAGTAACTCACGCTCATCTGGTGATAGAAACCAATTCATCTGACCCTGTACATACATCGTTTCTTTTACTTCGGCCCACAGCTGTTGCATGTTTACATTATGG